TCTGGAATTATCTGCCGCCTGTTTTTTGATTTCAGCAGCCGCCTTACGTAGCCCCTGAAGTGCGCCCTCATTTAGGGCTTCTGTCACCCGTATGCTGTAGTCTTCAAATTCAACCGCCATTTTTCGCCACCTGCAAAAGCTCATCAAGAAAGCGTTCCTTCATTTCGAGCGTAGGCAGCAGCGCATATACCCGGCCATACCGGGCAGCTGCGCTGTACAGCTCTTCTTCAGAAAATACATAGTACAGGGCGTTAAACAGCTTGTGAATCTTGCGTTTTAACCGCATTTCCGTAATGTACTTCATTCAGCTTTCCTTTCTTCCCCACAGGGGGCTTGCGGTTTCCAATTTATGGAAGTGTTCATATTCCCGATCTGTCATTTGTTCAAGTAGCCTGTTGAAATTCTTGGTATTATACCGCTTTTCCAATGTGTCCAAATATCGCATACAGGCAAGGTTTTCCTTTGACCAATACGATTCCTTGAATGTTTCATAATCCGCAGGAGCGCGAAATTCACGGATTTCCTTTGTGAAGTTATCCATTTTGGAAAAGCCGTCGTTGAGAACATGGCGGACACGGGTCAGCGCCACACAGCGGCAGTTGATGACCTCAGCGGCGGCCTGACCGGCTTCACAAGGATACAGAAGGCCGTTAGAAAAGCGTTCTTCGATCTCCCGGCTCTCTCCGTCTACCTGCCGGTGAGAATCGCGTGTGCGCCCGTCCAGCGTGGCGTCCCATTGCTTCACAATATCCACCCCGCGAGCCTTCGCAGCAAGCTGCACTTGGTATTCCGCCTCGCTCTTGATCCGTCCACCCTCTGTGCGGACGATCGTCATTGCCTTGCTGAAGGCTTTGGAAAACGGCGTTACATTCATGTTGCTTGCCATATCATGGGCGATCTTGTTATATGGCACGCCGTTTGCAATGTGCCGGGAAATATCCGCAACCGTCCGCACCTGTAAATCACGGTAGGCGTTGCGGATATATTTATAGCTCTCGGCCACCTGAACGCCCGAAAATGTAACCTTGATCCCGCTCGTATATTCTGCCGCGTCTATGTTCTGCGCAGGTGACGGAACTGGGAACAGCAACGGCGTTTTCTGCCGGTGGAGCAGATACATCGTAGCAAGCGCACCGAGTGCGAAGTATTCCCAAAAGCTCCTTTTGACGATCTCCTGCGTCTCGGTTTCCAGCGCCTGTATAGGCTCTTGTACGTACTCTGTGATCTCCTGCTGATACTGTGCCTGATATACCTGCCCGCGCTGCTGCGGCAGGTCTATTGGCTCTCCGGACGTATCCGGGATGGAAAACACAGCGGCTTCCGGCAGCTTTTCCATGATCTCCGAGAGCTGCAATTCCTTTACCTTCCGGGCGGTCTTATTCAGCGCCTTCCGAAGAGCGGCTTTCAGGTCGTGGCCTATCTTCTCTTCAAGATCGAGCTGTGCTTGAAGGATTTCTTTTTCGTACTTCGTCATTTCATTCTGTCATAGCGTCAAGCTCTTCTTCCAGCTGGCTGATGTAAAGCTTGGCCAGCTGCTCTTCCTTCTTCAGCCCGGCAATGCTCCGAAAGGCTGAGATTGATATATTCTGTATGGCTTCCCGCTGCTGATCCCGCAGCGATTTCCACATAGTAAGCTCATTCTCTACTTGCTGAATGGTTCGCATATCGTTTCCGCCCTTTCTAACAGAACAGAGGGCGGGGCATGCGCCCTGCCCTCGTTCTTGAAGAGATGTATTATATTTAGCCGTTCATTCTGGCAATGGCAGCAGCCACAGCTTCGCTGTCGCCGCTGACAACAAAGTTGCCGTCAACGAAGGACTGAACCGCCGCGCCGACCTTCAAAATCGGTGAGTGCGTTTTGTCCGTCAGAAGCGCGGTCATATACTCGCCGCCCGTATAATTCTGCGTCCAATTCAGGACCATCCGTTCAATCCGGGAAATTTCTTCTTCCATTTCATCCGGCTTCACAGGCAGAACGTCAACTGCCTTGTGTACGCTGTGCAGCACATCCACAAGCGTGGTGAACGCAAGATAGTTCCCCTTGTACTTGTCAAGGAAAGCGCGGCTTTCGTAGTCAGAAATGCGCTCGCCCTTCGCCTGAAGCGCTGCCAGCGTTGCGGCAAAGTCTGCCGGGGGCGCGACGAAAACAAATTCGTTCACCTTGCGGCGCGTGTCGGACATGTCGGCGGCTACAGCTTCCCGCACCTTCTGGCGCTGATCCGCAACCGTCGATTCGTATACCGCTTTTACTTCGGCGATCTTGGTTTCGACTGTCGGGCTTTTGAAGGTTGCGTTGATTTCATTCTTTGCGCTCTGGAAGGTCTCCCGCGCCGCGGTCATAGCGGCGTCAAATTCGCTCGCTGCGATGTAAGTCTTTTCAAGAATCATGTTCATTTTCCTTTCTGCTTTCAGTAGTAGAGTTTTTTTCCGGTTCTTTCGTTTTTCAAAGCTCTGATCTCATCGGCATAAAATGGACTGTTGAGTATTTTTGAAATGCTCGCCGCCATTTCCCGCCTTGTGTTTATGGCCGCTCTGCCCGCTGGCGTCTGCTGCCATTCATACAGTGCTTTCTTTTCTTCTTGGCTCATATTCTTGCGATCCATAAGGCCGTTCTCCCCGTTTAGAAAAATAAAAAAGTGGGAAACCAGCTATCTAAGCCGATTTCCCACGATCTCACGAATCTTGCACCGTCGACGGTGCGGTACTTTGTATAAATATTATAGCATATGCGGGGTGGGGCGTCAAGCGAAAGCCCTGATTTATCAATGCTTTCCGCTGTTCTTAGGGTTGAAAAATAGGTGCTTATACGGCGGTGTACCTTCGCTTTTCTTGATCTTGAAGCGGCCTAAAATCGGCCGCAGAAGCGCCAGAATGGCTTCTGCTTCCTCTTCCCGCTCATAACTGACCTTGATCTTCACGCGCTCACCTCCTTGCTCAGAATCTGGTATATCAAGTCAAGAAGGGACTTGTCCTCGCATCGCTCCGCGAGCTGCGTGATCTGCTGTATATACTGCTGCTTACTCATACTTGCATCCTCTCCGAATTTCTGTTATCTTGGTAGCGGGAATCTGGGTGGATGATCCAACTCCCTTGCCGCTGCCGGTGCTGCGAACGCCGGCAGCGGCTTCTTTTTTGCAATGGCCATGAAAGCCGCAGACGTAGCACGTCGGCGCGGTGCTAAACGTGATGGGGGAATAGCTGTCACACCACATCATTTTGGCGCTCCTTTCCCGCTCTCTTGGCGCGTTCGCCGCGCACACCGTTTATGTATCCCCAGATGAAAACATCCTGCAACAGCATCGGAATATCATAGCCGCGCCCGTCTATGTTGGCTTCAAAGATTTCTTGGAGCTGCTGCATGATCTCCGGCGTGATGTAATCGCCGGTGTACTGCTCGCCGAGAATGAACATTGTCTTGCTGCCGTTGTTATACATGATATGTACCTCCGTTAATAAAGTGTTTCGTAGTATCGGTTTTCGCGGATGTCGCCGGAGAAGAAATGGTTAATGTTGTAATCGCAATTCTTATACCTTGTGTTAAAGTGCTGGTCTATGATCGTTTCGTATTCATCCGGGGAAATGTCAATCATCTTTCCACCGTCAAAGATAAAGGGCATACAGTCTATGATCCTCGCTATCTGCGCAATTCTGATTGCCGGGTGTGCTTCGTCGAATATCAATTCGTAAGTCTCGAAGTAGTACCGGAAAACGTGAAGCACTTCTTCAAGGCTGTACGCTCCTTCTCCGCAGCGTCTGTATGCGAGCTTTGCCGATATGGTGAATCTTTCAAAATCAAATAGCATAAATCCTCCTGTCTGCTATAAGGGGCGTGGGCGGTTTTCTCTTTGCGAATCGTTTACGATTCGTGAAAGAAAACCCTTATATCTCCTTGTAGCCATTATAACCATTATTATTTGCATCTGCTTACGCTTCTGCTTCTCTAAACTACCCTATAGGGGGGCTATTCTCCATTCCACCGTGTTCCTGCACCTCTCTTTCCATCCTGCACCCTTGCTGCATAATCAGCTAAAGCTTCGTCGATGTATGGGCGCATAGCACAGAAAACGACCTTAGAAAGAGGATCAAGCGACGGTTCTGTCATATCTTCAAAATAAGCAAACGCTGCTTTCAGCCCTTTGCCTACGTTTTCGTCTGGAATAGCGTCAATAGTAGCTTTGCTGCTCAAGAAACACTTGAACCATGTGGCTCTTTTTGCTTTCGCCATCAGCTCACCCCCTCTCCGATGTCAAGGCCGAATTTCTCAATCAGAAACCGGGCGATCATGTCAGCCGGTATATCTGCCCATTCGGCGCTTATCATTGTCATTTCGCCGTTAACGCGCTTCATTGTCGCCCTAACCGGAATACGGCACATTCCGTTACTTTCATCCATCGTGCTGTCCTCTCAATCCTCGATGATATCTGCAACAGACACACCCAGCGCCCTCGCGATCTTTCCGAGTGTGTTTAACGAAGGTATGCAATAGCCTGTCAGATAAGAGCATGTCCGTTGATAAGAAATCTTCGCTGCCTCTGCAAGGTCTGCTCGACTCATGTTTTTATCAAGCATAATGTGCTTGATCCGCAAAGTATTTAATTTCATTTTGTCCCTCCTGTCGGTTTAAACGTTTTACGCTTATATAATAAACGTAAAACGTTTAATTGTCAAGCGAAATTTGTTTAATAAACGCTTCTTTTG